GAAATGCCGCACATAGAGCACGGTAAACCGACCAAATGGAATTGGTTGGTTTTGTATCCCGATGGCCTTACGCTTGGGAGTCATACCGATATCGGAGCGTACACTTTGCTCGTGGCAAAGCACGGTATAGAGATCGAGGATGAGGTGCAGATCGGTTCGCACTGCGCTATCTATTCGTACTCCACAATCGACGGTAAAGCGGGGAAGGTCGTATTAAAGAAAAATTGTCGCGTCGGGACGCACAGTTCAGTTATGCCCGGCGTGACAATCGGGGAGAATTCTATCGTAGGCGCTCACAGTTTCGTCATTAAGGACGTTCCACCAAACACTACAGTGGTGGGGGTGCCAGCGAAACCCATAAAGAAACTGAATAACTTATGACGCATAACTGAATAACAGAGAAGTCTTTCAAGTTATTCAGTTATAGGTTATTCAGTGATACGTTATGGTCATTATACATTACCCGCTCGCAAAACCGCACATCAGATAGGGGGGGACCCCTCACATGCCAACTCCTACGAAACCGACAGCACTCAAAGCGCTGGAGGGTAATAGAGGCAAGCGTCCGCTCAACAAGAACGAGCCGGAGCCGGATCTGCTCAATGACCTGGAGGCTCCGGAGTGGCTACCGGAGCCAGCGAAGGCGGTGTGGCGCGAGCTCGCCTGGAAACTGCGCAAAGCGAAAGTCCTGACGGTGCTGGACGTGCCGGCGCTCGAGAAGGCGTGCGTGGCGATCGCGACATATCGGGCGGCCACGCTCGCATGTGGGATGGAGTTCTTGATCGCCGGAAAAGCCAAGGATGGCGCTGCCGCACTGCCCGCCGGTAAGGCGATGAACCCCTGGCTCATCATTCAGTCGATGAGCTTCAAGCAGGCGATGGTTCTGCTGCGCGAGTTCGGCATGACGCCCGCGGCGCGCTCGCGGGTGATGATCGACCCGCAGCTCGGCCTCTTTGGCAATGGCAACAGCGGTCAAGACAAGAACACCTCGTATTTCACGTGATCCTGCGACTGCCTATGCCAAGGCGGTCGTTGCCGGAAAGATCGTCGCTGGACCCCACGTCCGGGATGCGTGCAGCCGACATCTGAATGACCTGGAGGAGGGGCCGGCACGGGGACTGCGTTGGGACAGGAAAAGCGCGGCGCGTGCAATCGGCTACTTCCGCGATGTGCTGCGGCTCAATGGCGGCCAATGGGAGGGTCTGCCCTACGAGTTGCTCGGCTGGGAATGCTTCATCGTCGGTTCGCTCTTCGGCTGGAAGCTCGCTGATGGCACGCGGCGATTTCGCGTGGCGTATGTAGAGACGGCGAAGGGTTCCGGGAAGTCGCCGCTCGCTGCGGGCATCGGCCTGTACGGACTGACGGCTGACAACGAGGCGCGCGCCGAGATCTACGCTGCGGCCACGAAGAAGGACCAGGCGCAGATTCTGTTTCGCGACGCAGTCGCAATGGTCGACCAGTCGCCGGCGCTCGGCTCGGAGATCACGAAGTCCGGGGTCGGGGAGAACGTCTGGAACCTCGCTTATCGCAAGCGCGGAAGCTGGTTCCGGCCAATCAGCGCCGACGACGGGCAATCGGGCCCGCGGCCTCACGTGTCGCTGCTGGACGAGGTGCACGAGCATCGCAGCGCCTACGTGGTGAATATGCTCAAGGCGGGCCACAAGTGGCGCCGCCAGCCGCTCATGTTCATGATCACCAACAGCGGCAAGGACCGGACCTCGGTCTGCTGGGAGTATCACGACTACGCGATCAAGCTGGCGTCTGGCGTGCTCGAGGACGACAGTTTTTTCGCCTACGTCTGCGCGCTCGATGAAAAGGAGGACCCTTTCAAGAACGAGAGCTGCTGGTCGAAGGCGAATCCGAGCCTGGCGGCGGGCCTGCCGTCGCTGAAATACCTGCGCGACGAGGTGAAGCAGGCGCGCGGCCTGCCGTCGAAGGAAATCGAGGTCAAGCGGCTCAACTTCTGCCAGTGGAGCGAGGGATCCGGGACGCCCGCAATTTCGCGCGCCGTCTGGATGGCTTGCGAGGACAAGACATTCGACGTGACGCGACTGCGCCGACGGCGCTGCTGGGGTGCGCTCGACCTGTCGAGTACCACCGACCTCACCGCGCTCGTGCTCCTCTTCGAGCCGGTGGCCGACGATCCGCTGTGGCGGGTGCTGCCGCATTTTTGGATCCCGGGCGATGGCCTTGCCGACAAGGCGGAAAAGGACCGTGT